CAGGATTTATTTTAATCCTCTCTTGCTCATCGTCAAAGCTTGTATCTTGAGAAATAATGTCAGCAGACACAAGATTTTCAAACAAAACATTAGCTGATATTGCCCCCGCCTGCCAACTCTTAACCAGAACATCTAAGTCCTGAGCTGTCATGCTATTTGGTATGAAATCACGGTTAAGTTCAACTTTAACATCACCAGTTACACCCGACCAATCACGCAAATACTCCATGACGTGCGTTAATCCAATGCTAATAGACTGTGAAATTGAAGCAAGTACACTGTTTTCACTTGATCTGTGAATGTTAGCCGTTTGCGCTGATTCAGCCGCGCGTTTTTCTGGTGCTAAAATTCGCGCTCCAAGCGTTGCCATCATTGCCTCTTTTGAGCGCAATGCTTCGCGCAATTCAGCCAAGCCTTGACCGGTAAATTCTAAATAAAACGCTTTTGATTGTGAGTCTGGTAACAACCACGCTGTGCCGCTACCAATGCGAAGTGACGCGCTTTTATCGTCTGAATAATAACCAGTGACTACTGGTGTTGGCAGTCCAGTGAAGTGCAAACCATGCTCATAATCGGCTGTGGTTCTGTAATGCGATAAATTCACGTCGACGAGATCAAGCAATGGAGGTTTATCCACGCAAGGTGAATTGTCACGCACGCCAAAAAACTCAAACGGTATTTTGTTTAATGCTTTGCCGTTTATTTGTGGGTAAATTTCATCCACTAAAATAAATTCACCTCGCTTGTCTTTACGGAAAACACGTTGACGATAAATTCCACCATCGCCTAAATCTAAAACGCGCCATTGTGGTTCACATTTAGATTCAAACTCATCGACTGCAATCTCGTTTTCTTCTTCAAGTACCACCAGTGTTAACTGTTCAACGTTGTTAATGCGTCCAGTTTTCCAGTTAATGATTGATTCTGCATCGTACATGGTCGCGTAAGGTCTTGCGCCTTGTGCCTGTGCTTGTGCAAGCGTTACCGCGTTAACAATAGGTGGATAATCAACAAGAACGCCTACTTTGCCTATAACAACAACTTTTTCCGCTATCATTTCAGCAAATTGATGCAACGATAACCCACCCATTGTCACGTCTGCAATAATATTATCCATTGCTGCAGGTGCTGTTATTTTTGGAGGTGTTAAAAAAAGCATACCTGTTAATCCATCAACCGTCCTAGCAGTCGCGTTATATAGCATTGCTCTTTTTTTATAAGCATAATATTCTGCGTCAGTTTGCCCACTAAGCTTAGGTAGATATTTAACCCCTGCCTCGTGTATTTCGTCTTGACCCTTTATAATATTTTCGCAACGCTCCCATTGCTCATAATGTTCTAAATATTCCGAATGTTTAGTATCAACGCTCATGATTTTACGCCTTTAAATATTGATTATAAGGTTGATTCTAAACCTTTTTCTTTTGCTATAGATAATTTTATTTTTTTTTGAATGGCTAATGACGGCATTTTACAGCTTTTTGCTAAGTTATCACTTGCCCATAATGGCTGTAAATTTAAGTAGTGATTTAATAAAATTATTTCATCTTCATCTTTTGCGCTTGATACTGGAATAATATGATCAATGTGCCATTCACTACGGTTTTCCCAGCTCATGCCGTCTATAAATTGAGATTCAATATGATTAGCAAATGATTTAAAATCACATCCTATAATCTCATGTGTACGCGATTTTTTAGCATATCCATTTCTGTGTAGTGCTTTTCTTATTAATCCACCGATTCTGCATGCCATTGAAAAAGCTGGATTTTCATTTCTTTTTTTTATTGAATATTTATTTTGTGACACATTGCTTTTTTCTTTATATTTTTTTCTGCTTTCTTTTCTTCTTAAGCAAATAATTTTTTTATTGTTATTTTCATAATTTTTTCTTCTTTTTTTTATTTCTTCTTTATTTTTTTTTGCGTAACTTTTTGCATATTCTAAAATTTTTTTATTATTTTTTAATCTGTAATTTTTTGAATAATTTAATATATGTTCTTTATTTGAATCTAGCCATTCATTTCTTTTTTTAAGAATTTTTTCTTTATTTTCAGCACAATATATTTTTTGGCATTCTTTACACTTGGATGAAATACCGCTTTTTTTACTTTTGTCAGTATTAAAAGATAATATAGGTTTTTCTATTTTACATTTTGGGCATTTGTGCGTGTCTTTCATTTGAGAATCCTTCATTAGTGGATTATTCATTACAAGGGTGATGTGCAAAAGATAGGTAATGAATCTACTTTTCAGCCGCTAAGCCTATTTGCACAATGTAATTATAACATAATTTGAATTTTTAAATGCCAATTATTGCCGCAAACTGAGGTCTATTATTTACTACTGGATAGCGATACGATACAAAATAACCGGCAGCATCAACAATATGATCGAACCCAGCTTTTTTGTCAGGCTCTCCATTTTTGTCATAAGATTGTTTTTCTAATGACTCCACTAACATTGGGCAATACTGAGGATTAACAAAGTATTTTCGCTCTCCTTGATTGTTAATCATTTTATTAAATGACAGTACGCGATCTTTTACAAATGGGTTTCTTGAGTTGACTAATACTTGCAAGCCGTATGCTCTCATGATGCTGTGGTCACTCTCGCTTGCGTTGTTTGACTTTCTGGCATTACCACTGGCGTCTGGATAGATTAAAATACGATGTGCATGGTATTTTTCTTTTAATATTTTTGATAACGTTGGTGTATCAAACACACCAGTGAATTCAAAAACTGCGTGAGGAATATCGCCACGAATAACATGAATAACAGCGGACATATTAGTAACATTATAATCGACTCCGCAATGGAGTACATCATCAGGCATAATAGTTTCATTGCTTGCGTTAAGTTTTCTGTCAAATTCATGGTAAACACTTCCTGCATTTAAATTAACAAAATTGCCATCAAGATACGCGGATAATTGCGCACTGCTATACGTTGCTTCAAGTTGCTTTATGTAACCATCTGGTAAATAAGGGTTGCTTTTAGTAGGTGCTTTAATTAACTCGTAGCCTTCGCGTGGTTCTTTGCCCCACATTTCGTACATGAAAGCAAAGCCTTCAGGTGTTGATACGGCTGCAAGCGTGTTAGGTGAGTTGTCTGGTTTTCGTTCTCTAATCCGTCCAAGCATTTTAGTCCAAACCAGTTTGGCTTGGTCAACGCGCAACGTATCGGCTTCATCGATTACCGCATCGGCTAATTGAAAACCAACTAAACGCTCTGGATTGTCTGCTGATCTAAAAATAATCTGCGAATTGTTTTCCAGTTTGATAATAGCATCAGCTTTATTGAGATTATATTTCACGCCCCACTCATCAAGTATTTCTTGAAAGCGCGGGAAAGCAATCAATCGGATAAGATCATAAGTAGGCTCAACAAACCCAAAAGATAAACCATCGTATTTAAGTGCAAGCAAAGCCAATCGAATGACAGCGGCTTGTGACTTTCCCGCGCCATATCCCGCCACCATTGCAGGGTGTATTGCTTCACTGAAAATGAAGTCCTCTTGAGGTTCGGTTAACTTAAGCCTAATCTTCACGCGCTGCTCGCTCAACCACAAATGTGTAACCTGTTTTTATAGTTGCTTCAACACGATCTGTTGATACGCCTGCTGCTTTACCTCTGGCAATTTCAGCCGTAATAGCCGCGTTTATTTGATTGTTTTTAACGGCAAGGTTGCGCAACGTCATTAAGTCTTTTAAATGCGATTCAAGCGTAATGCCAACAGCTTCAATGATGGGTTTGCGTAGCTCGTCAACCCTTGCTGAAATATTGCTGTCAGCCATAAGCCGTGAAGCATTAGCTTGTATTGTTTCAGGCTTAGTTGTTGGCTTAGTATCAAACGCCCCACGATAAGCATCAGCCTGTGTTTTGCCTTCGGCTACCAGTTGAGCAAAGCGTTCTTGTTTAGGTGTGAGAGCCATAATTTTTCTTGAATTTTTCATGTATTATTTTAGGCACTGCATTGTTCCATTTTATGCTGTGATGAAATCTTCTTTCAGTAACTCCCATCATTTTTATTTTTACACACGAAGGTGCATAAATTACAGAATAAAAACTTTTTACATACGTTCCTAAATCTAAATAAATATCAGTTAATCCACCACCATTTTGTTGTGTTGGCATTTGTTCTATTCTAACAGCATGATGAGTTGCAAAAACATCTCCTTTTAAACCATTTGAAACATAAAGGTTTACATCCTCATTAATTCTTCCCATAAATTTAACAGGATTGTCAGTTGCAAAAAAAAATGCGTTCATAACTTTTCTTGGAATTTCGCCTTTATTAAATTTAGCAATAATTCCTGCTCCTTCACCACCAATAAAATCTCCGCCTTGAGCAAAAGCAATGCTTTTTATTTTTGATGTTTTCAAATAATTAACAAATGAATTACATACAGAATCTAAATCTTTTATTTTTTTACGCCTAAAATAATCTAAATTTTCATCAATAGAAAATCCAAAAGTATTATAATCATCATCTAGTTGAAGAAAATAATCAATTTCCAATTCTTTTGCTACAACAAAATTATAATTTCTAGCATATACAACCGAATTATGTTTTTGCTGATTATCACCACTATCAGTCATATCAATTGCTTTTTGTTTGTCAAAAACAATAACTTGATCTCCATATTTTTTTTTATATAAATCTATTTGTTTGTCAAAATTATCCACTAATAAATAAATTTTTCCTGTGTATCCACAATCTTTTAATGTTTTATATGTTTTTACGTTATCTGCTCGTCCATGCGTTAAAATAAAAACAGCAAAATTATCCATTTTTTTCCACCAATTCTTTTATTTCTTGAGTTAAATTTACAAATCCGCCAGCAATTGCGCTATCAAAATCAATTATAACTAAAGCCGATTTTTCCATAAATTCTTGTGTTTTTTGATCTGAATGAGCGTAATAATTTGCAATATTTTCAAAATTAAAAATTGAATGTCTATATGCAGCAGATATTAAAAAATCTTTTTCTTCTTTTGGCAAATCACTTTTTTTTATTTCATTAATTAATTCTTTTGTTTTTTCATCATCTAATAATGAATTTAAATCTGGTTTTTCACCAGTAGGCTCATAAGTAAAAACTTCTGTTTTTGCAGTATATTTTTCATTTTTTTCTATTTTTTTATCTTCAACATCATCAAAATTATTTAACTCATCAACATCAAACCCAAGCAAATCCAAATCAAACCCATCGTCCGACAATTCCCCCAACTCCAACGCCAACAAATCATTATCCCAGCCGCTATTCAACGCCAAACGATTATCTGCAAGAATATATGCCTTCTTTTGCGTCTTAGTGAGGTGTTTAAGCTCAATAATTGGGACTTCATCAAGATTTAATTTTTTAGCCGCCAACACGCGCCCATGACCTGCAATAATGCCGTTCTCCCCATCAACCAACACGGGCGAATTAAAACCAAACTCTTTTATACTTGCCGCGATCTGCAACACCTGTTGCTCGCTGTGTGTTCGTGCGTTGTTCACATACGGTATTAAATCCGCAGTTTTACGTTGTGTGATTTGCATTAACAATTCCTATAAGCCATTAATATTTCTTTGCACATGCCTGAGCGTACCACGTCATCAACTGTAAACTCAACCATGCCTATCTTATCCACATTTTGTAATCGATTAACCGCATCTTGTAAACCACTCATGCCAGCAATATCTTTTTGCTCAATATCACCATCAATAATGACTTTGCAATCCTCACCAATGCGCGTTAAAAACAACTTCATTTGCTGTGGCGTGCAATTCTGCGCTTCATCTAAAATATAAAAACACCGTGCAAACGTTTTGCCGCGCATAAACTCTAGCGGTTTAAACTGAATAGATCCACGTTTTAACAAATACTCCGTGTGCGATTTACCAAGTCGCTCATTAAGAACATCAAGTAAAGGCTCCATATATGGCGCATATTTTTCAGATAATTCGCCTGGCAAATAACCAAAACCACGACCAGCTTCAACGTTAGGTCGCGTCATGATAATTGTGTCAATAATGCCCTCTGACAGCATTTGAGCA